CTAGGGCCCCCGCACTCATGCAGTGCAACACGAGTCTTTCGACTCTCACCATAGGAGCTCTCGATGCCTACACCCAGCTATAATAAGACACGCGACTTGGGTCCGTTCCCGGATTTTAAGTCGTACCGTCCTTACGACGGTAGTACCTCTGGTACTGTGTCTGGCCGGAAGTGGGGGGTGCAGCTTACTGCATCGGAGGGGCATCCTTGGTTCGTTGAACCAAGGCCGCCCGGTGACATTGGAGGCGACTTCACATCAATCAAGATTGAAGTGCAGAAGGGTAGTTTCGACTACTTTCGCAGGAACGGATATTATAATCCTACTCCTGCTCCTTCTGGTGACGTTCCCGAGTCTAAGATCATCCTGGCCCGTCATATCGAGGGCCCGGTTGTTCCAGCCGGGAACGTCGACCATCCAACGTTCAACTTCAGTTGGTCCAAGTCCGCAGGCGGACTGGGCGTGGCTTTTAGCCACTACCCTGATTACTCGTCAAGCGATGCTTTTCTGAGTGCTCAGGGCACAATTGCTGTTGACCGATGTTCACCCACAAACTCGGTGAGCGATGTCTCAACCGCGCTTGGGGAACTCCTGAGAGAAGGCTTGCCTTCTCTTCCTGGAGCCCAAACGTGGAAGGACCGCCTGAAAAGTCCTGGAAAGGACGCAGGCTCCGAATTCCTTAACTGGCAATTCGGTATCGCACCACTGCTCGGAGAGATTCAGGATTTTGCCAAGGCTGCTACGCAGTCTAGCAAGATTCTTCGTCAACTCGAGCGTGACAGCGGTCGTCTAGTACGCCGCCGTTACGAGTTTCCCATCGAACAATCCACTCATACGCACACTTGGTCGGGAGCACTGTCTCCAGTGTTCTCGTCCGATGAAATGCAGAGTGGGTCATCAGGGGGATCAGGAACTACCGTTCGAACTGTGAAGAAAGAACGGTGGTTCTCCGGAGCGTTTACCTACTACCTACCATCTGGAGGCTCTGCCTTCCAGCGGGTAGCTCGTGGGTACGTAGAGTTTGATAAACTCTTCGGCGGCTTGGATGCCGAAACGATCTGGAACCTGACTCCCTGGAGCTGGGCCACTGACTGGTTTTTCAACACCGGATCGGTTATCTCTAACCTTTCCGACGCTGCCAGCTTTGGTCTTGTGATGCCATACGGTTATATCATGGAGAGAACCTCCGTTAGATATGACCATACTCTCTCCGGCCAGAATTACTGGTACCGGCAGCAGGGCAAACCTGCGACGATTTCCATCGTTCACACGACGAAGAAGCGTCGCAAGGCATCACCCTTTGGTTTTGGCCTTAGCTGGGACGGATTCTCCGGAACCCAGTTGGCCATCCTTGCTGCGTTGGGCATCACCCGACGAGCATGACAATTTCACAACAACTCAACAACAACTTCATAAGTTGTTCAGTCGAAGGAGCAATGCCATGCTGAGTGACCCTCAGTCCATCACTATCAACGCGGTCGCGACTTCCCTTCCTCGGACTTCGTCCGGGGATAACAAGGGAGAGTTCCGGTCTGCCGACCAGCTCATCACTGAGCTCGTCAGCCACCAGTACGGCAAGCGAAACCGCCATCTGGTGCGCGTCGATCATTCCAAGGTTGCTGCGGACCCATTCGACTCTAGCGTGAACGCCAAGTACTCGATGTCTTGTTACATCGTGGTTGACGTTCCGCCGGTCGGCTATACGGGTACGGAGCAGAAGCAGGTGGTAGATGGGTTTCTTGCCCAGCTGTCTGCTTCGAGTGGGGCTCTTATCACCAAGATTCTTGGTGGGGAGAGCTGAACGGAGCCATGTCGGTTCCCTTCAATGCAATAACGCCGGACGATCTGGCGTTCCTAGCGTTGCTTCATCTCATCGATGTCGCAACGCTAGGCATCCCTCTCACACTTGAAGATGAGGAGCTAGCCGTTGCCTACCGGCAGCGGGCTGATATGCTTCTCACCTTGATGGTGGACTAGAAACAACGCATGGCTATGGATCCTTGTACCCCCAATTGAATGGAGGACAGGTGAAAAGCCTGACGTTGCTCTGGCGACAGCTGCTCGTTGAATCGAGCAACTGGTGTCGCATCTGCACAGACCGTGACTGGAAAACAGCCACGGATCGGTTCGAATCGGAGGGGTTATCGTTTTTCACGATAACCCTGTCGAACTTTGGAAAAGACTTCGAAAAAAGTCTCGACCAAGGTTTCGTCGGCTCCGACCAGTTCGCCGGTTTTAAGCGAACTGGGGGTCTCCCCCGATTCCTCGGGGGTTTCCTTCGCCTGGTATTCGAACCTGATGGACGCGCTCTCTTGCCGTCTCCGTCAATCGATGCCATTCACGCTGTGCGCCAGCTGACGCTGGTGTATGGCAAGCTTCAGATCCCATGTTCAGAAACACGGAATAGGAAGGCGGTTAACGGTTATGTGCAAGTTGAACATGACCTTCGAAAGCGGGACTCGCTCGGCGCAGGAGATCGGGAGAAAGAACTCGATCAGCTGCGTCGAATTTTCGCCATGCTCTATGGCGGAGTACTCGCTCGAGTCGGAAACCGATTGGATCCCGGCTCGCGACCCGGAGTCGAACGAGGTAACTCGATTCGACCTGTGGAGCAGAGACGTAACAATGGTCTCATGCCCCGACACGGGTCAGGTGCAACGGCTGACCGGTACATGGGAAATCGTAAGTACGATTCCCTACGTTCCGGTTGGACAAGGCGGTTGGATTCCGCCATGCCTGCAGGGGAATATGTAATCCCCAACTACAGGTACCGAGAGCACCTTGGAGAAGGTGTAGTTGAGCCCGGCGCCGAAGTCCCCGTCAAGGTGACTTTGGTGCCTAAGACGCTCAAGACTCCTCGCATCATTGCTGAGGAGCCTGTTGCCATGATGTATGGCCAACAGGCTCTCTGGCGTGCCCTGCGTGATGAGTGGTATGAGGATGATCTCCTCCCCCGCTTCATCGACTACGCTGTCCAAGACCACAACCGTGATCTTGCG